ATCGCCCAACGTCAACGAATCAACCAACACTTCAACCAAACAAGGAGGGTTCAGAATGCTGGACGTACAGAAGGAGTGGATGGACAACCAGGTCCGTCTGCGTGACGAAGCAGGGCCGAAACCTACGGCCTTCGGCACACCGTTTAGGGTGTCGGATTCAGGAGCTTGCATTCGTAAGCGCACGTTCAGTGCGTTCAGTGCCATGGAGTCGGACGAGTTCTCGTCGCAGACGTACATGGCGTTTGAGATCGGCAACGCAATCCACAAGTCGATTCAGGATGCGTTGGAGTGCGACGGCAACGGCTGGTACTTCGAGTCTGAGGTGCCGATTGATCTGACCGAGGTGTCGAAGAAGGTCGGGCTTGGCATCGAGGAGTTCGGTCTGTCGGGTCACTGCGACGGCATCATCACGCAGAACGGCTCCGGCATCAAGACGATCGTCGAGATTAAGACGGTCAGCGGATACGCAGCCAAGCTGGCGTGGCGGTACATGCGGGGCGGCAAGGGCGGCAACGATGCAGGCCCGAAGCGTGAGCATGTTGCCCAGGCGACCCTGTATGCGCTCGGTGTTGAGGCCGAGTCGGTCCTGATCGTTTACGTCGCCAAAGAGAGCGACTACCGCACGGGCATCAAGGCCGGCGACATCATGCAGTGGGAGTTCGGTCTGCATGAAACGACCGACTACTGGAACGGCCAGACGCCCTACGACATCGCCATGGGCGAACTGCGACACTTCCAGTACGCCGACCGGTACTACCGCAAAGGGCTAGTTGCACCTGCATATGTGCCCGACGACAACGGCGATTTGGTGCTGGTCCACGACCGTCCTGGGTACATGCAGAAGGGCGGCAAGCCTTGGAACTGTGCGTATTGCAACTACAACACGACGTGCCGGAGCTTGTCGCAGGACGAAGTGTCGGTTGACCTGATTGATCGGGTGCAGCATGCGGAGGCCTGAGTCGGCGGCGCACGGCTGGATGCGGTCCGTTGAGGACGGCGACCGGATAGAAGACGAGATTGAACGCCAGATCGAGTTGATCTGGAACGACACCGACACAATCGCAAACGCACTTGTGCTGTTGACGCAGGAAGGTGTGTGCGATCACCTGCTGGACGACGTAGTCCGGCAGTTGGCAACAAACAGGGTCGAAATGGACCTTGAGGAAAGGGCAGGAAACCCATGACCACGCAACTACAGAGCCTCGCTAAGAGGATCCCGAAGAGTTACATCAAGCAGAAGCCAGGCGGTTTCGCAGCGGACTATTGCTCGCACTCTGACGTGCAGCAGATGCTGATCGCGAAGCTCGGTGCGCCGCCGTCGCAGGAGGTCACGCAGATCATCAGGAACTCGGAGGGCGTTGCCCACGGGGTCGTGCTTCGTATGGTGTTCAACATTGATGGACAGCCCTGCGTTATTGATGAGATTGGAGAGGTTGAGCGGCCCTCGGCGAACGACGGGCTAAACGTGAAGAACGCCGTATCCGATGCGGTGAAGCGGTGCGCTATGCGTATCGGGCTGGGCCTCGAACTGTGGTGCCAGGAAACTTATGTGCTGGACAAGGCACTCGCCGACAAGGAGGGCGACGACAATGAATGATGGACGTGGATTTGTGATGGGCAACCTTGTACGCGACTGGGAACGCAAAGAGGTCAACGTCAAAGGCAGCAACAAGATCCTGTGGAAGAACTGTGTGGCACACCAGCCGCACAAGAACGACGACACCGTGTTCGTGGAGATCACGATCTGGCCGTTCGAGCAGGACGACACGCTTGGCCGCACCGTGGCTGACACGGTCAACAAGGGCAAGCCGGTCGCTGCGTACGGGCAAATGTCGCAGCGGGAATACGACGGCAAGGACGGCACGAAGAAGCAGCAATGGCAGATGAACGTCTACCGCATCGCCGGCGAGATCCGTAAGCCGTACAACCCTGACCAGCAGTCGAGCGGTAGCGACACCGTGCAGGCAGCGTTCCCTGGTGCGACCAAATACCCGGCAGCAGACATGGAGCCGTTCTAATGGGCAACGACGCAACCGTGACCCTGCGACTCCCGAGGGACATCGTCGAGCGGCTTGATGAGCTCGCTGCTGAGGACGATGTCAGTCGGTCGTTGGTGATTCGCCGGCTGCTACTGACCGGCATCTACCAGCGTCAGCCTGCGACGGCATGACGAAGCGGCCCATGAGGTCGCGTGAACCGTTTGCGGTCGTGCCGGTGCGTTTGCTCGCCGAAGTCAACAACAGCGCCCTCAGGGTGTACATCGTGTTGGCTCAAATGGCGAACAACGACACCGGCCGGTCGTGGCCCTCTAACGACACGCTGGCCGAACGCACAGGGCTGAAACGCACAGCCGTGAAGGACGGTATCCGGCAGTTGGCTGACAAGGGCTGGGTGACGAAGCTCGAGCGGCCTGGCAAGTCGTCCGTGTTTACCGTAGAACACTCCACAGGGGGGTCGGCTACACGACCACCAGGGGGTCGCTCAGGCGACCGGGAGGGGGTCGTCCAGGCGACCCCTAACTATACCAAGGAACTACACCAAGAGGGTTCTACTGTTCCAAAGTGTGTTGATTGCGGGGCACGCCCTGACATCAACCCGTTTACCGGCGAACCGAACCCTCGATGCCGGCAGTGTTACAGCACACACAAGCAGCCGAAGCAAGATCCACGATTCCAAGCCGATACTTACCGTGTTTGGCAGCCTGAGGAGGCACCTGATGACTCAAGTGATGCTCGAGTTGAGGTGGCAAGCATCCGTAGACGCCTCCAGAGCGTCCCTGACGGCTCCGTAGACGAAGAAGAGTAATCCGTACCCGACGGCGGTCGACAGGCCGCCACAGGCGCTCTCAGCGCCTCTCACACCAAAACAAGGAACACCAATGACCACGCAAAAGGTTCTCGAAGACCGGCCGTTGCGCCTCACCAACAACACCCTTGACCTGCGCCCCGGCGAAAAGCCGTCCGACTGGGCCAAGCGTTTGAAGCGAGAGCAGAAGAAATGAGATGGCTATTACCCGCCCTACTCCTCGCCGCAGCATGCGCCCCCGACGATCCGTTGCCGTCACCGCCGACCAGCTAAACCTTGCCGAGCTACGAGCGTACGCTCGCCGAACAAACGGTCCCGACACCTTCGACCGTGCCGCCCTCCTCAAGCACATCCACGACTACCACCAGCACAACCACAACAACGACGACCACGACGACGGTGCCGACACCTAGCGTGTTTCGCGACGCCGTCGAGCAATGGCGACCACAAGTCACTATGGCCGTCACACACTTTGGAGGCGACCAGGACGACGTTCACCGGTTCCTTCGCATCATGCAATGCGAGTCCGGCGGCGACCCCGACGCCAAGAACCCCAACTCAAGTGCGTCTGGTTTGATGCAACATTTGACGCGCTACTGGCCCGACCGGTCTACCCGTGCTGGTTACCCTGATGCGGACGTGTTCGATCCCAACGCCAACATTTGGGTTAGCGCGTGGCTTGCGCTTGATGCTCCCGAGGGCGGCTGGCAACATTGGGTATGCAAATGAGGATCGGATCGCTCTGCACCGGCATCGCCGGCCTAGAACTCGGACTGCAATACGCAGGCATCGAAACCAAGCCCGTGTTCGTATCCGACATCGACCCCGGCGCATGCGACTGGCTTAACCAAGCCATGCCGCACACCCCAAACCTCGGCGACTTCACCGAACTTGATGAGCTCCCCGAAGTCGACATCATCACCGCAGGGTTTCCCTGCCAACCCGTATCAACCGCAGGACTACGCAAAGGAATCAACGATGAACGATGGCTCTTCGATGACATCTGCCGACTTGTTAGCCGAATGGAATCACGACCAATCCTCTTCCTTGAAAACGTCTCTGGCATCTTCACTGCAAACGGTGGGCACGCTTTGGGCAGAGTCGTTTACGGACTGGCCGACATCGGCTACCACATCAGTTGGGGGACTCTTCCAGCGTCCGCAGTTGGAGCACCCCATCGACGCCTTCGATGGTGGGGGCTTGCTGCCGACGCCGACAGCGATGGATCAAAACTCGTCCGGCGGCTCAACCCTGTCAAGCGTGACGCTAACGGACGCAATGGTGAGAGGCCACGGTCACGCGCCGCCGTGTTCGGAGGGTACTGGCCGGCGGTTGCCCGCTGGGAACACATCCTCGGACGACCAGCACCAGACCCTACCGTTGCAGGACGACTAAACCCTGCGCTCGTTGAATGGATGCAAGGGTACCCAGAAGGTTGGGTCACCGACATCTTAACGAATCGCCGCCAAGCTCTTTACGCTCTCGGCAACGCAGTCGTGCCCCAGTGCGCTGCCGAAGCATTCCTGCAACTGTGTACGCGCTAACCTGCGCCAATGAGATTCTTCGGACGAGAGAAGTACGCAGGTAATGACGACTTCCTCGGACTGTTCGTAATCGGCTGGGACGTAACCGGACGCCGGCCCATCGCAGCAATCACCGACGAACCCTGGGAACGCCTAACGATCCACCAAGAATCCGAAGTGTTCAAACTTCTCGCCGAGCTCGCTCTGGACGTTGCACCGTTTACCCTGCCTGACGGCATCGAAGAGTTTCTCGAGGAGTAGTGGAGGCGGCGGGAATCGAACCCGCGTATCCCGCACCTGCATTGGCCGGTGCAGCGAACCCAACTGTTCGCCCCCTAAATCTTGAAAGAGAAAAGCTCCCCCCGGTTTTCCTCATCAGGGGGAGCCTTTCGATTTGCAGGTGTTTCACTGGGGGATTAACACAACCCGTCGCAGGATCTCCCTACGCACCATGCCCGCAATAGGCTTCGGGGCTGAATTTCGAAGGTCACCCCAAAGCTTTGATTACTCTAACAGCGCGTTCCAAGTATTCGGACCAACAACACCGTCAACAATAAGGTCTTCGTCCTTCTGGAACTGTTTGATTGCCTTGTCGGTCATCTTGCCGAACGAACCGTCGATACCGGCACCAGGCTTACGGCCACGAGTCAAGCGGTAGCCGTCCTTGTCAAGCTGCGTCTGCAAGAACTCGACGACAGCACCTCGGTCACCCTTGCGGACCACGGTGTTCTTGCATGCTTCAACGAACTTAGCAACTTCGGCCAGCACGTTCTTCGGGTCGGGTGACGGCGGCTCTTTGCCTTGGTCGTAGGGAAGCCACTCAAACTTGCTGCCCCTGACGCTGCCCGGAGTGTGGTGCCACCACTCGCTACGGACCGGAGCATGCATCCCATACTGGGCAGCGATCTTCTTGACCTCGCCAGTCGTGATGCCCTTGCCCGTGATGCGGAAGTCCACGGCGTAACCGAACCCGTCAAACGCAGGCTGCGACATATGATATGACCCCTGGAACCCGTTGCGGAGCTTACGGTCAGGGTTCGCAGCAAGGTTGAAGCCCCGCTTGCCTGCCTTGTACCCGTCATACAGGTACTTCTGCTGCGCGTACGAACGCACACCGGACACCACCGCAACACGGTTAGCAATACGAGGATCAGCGAAGAACGCCTCAAGCCGTGCGATGAACCGAGGGTGCAGCCCGTCAATCTTTACACGGCTCGACGTGACCGGGATCTTACTCATCTTCGATGTTGACCACCGACGGGTTCGCTCCGCCGATCGGTCCCTTGATCGCAGCGTACGACTTGACGACCGAAAGGACGGCAGCAGCCAACGAGGCCATCAGCGAGTCAACCAGACCAACGTCAAGCATGCCAGCACCATCAGTACCGACGAGAGCAACAAGAGTTTGACAAAAAGTAGAGACAGCACGCTCGGCTGAGTCCTTAAGTAGCACGGTAGAGAACATGCAATCTA